TTTCTGGTTGAACTATTTCCGTATGTACAGCTTCCATAAAAGGCACCAAATAATTTTTTGGAAATGCAAAGAAAGTATCCGATACAAATTTGTTTTGTGTCCAATAAGGTTCTGTCTCACGAAATATAAAGTTAAATTTATTGTAGTTAATATTAAACTCCGATATTTTTTTCTTGTATATCATATCAAAACGAACAACAAAAATGAAATCTACATCTTTATCAGCAATATGTTTTAGACTTTCAAATAAAGTTTTTCTTTGATCGGATGAGTTATAGTCTATCAATTTTACATCAATTGGTTTATAAAAGTCAACCACCTGTGGTAAAACTTCATGTGAATATGTGGTGAAATAGATGCGTGAACTGGGAAAACAACCAATCAAATTTTCTTTGATGTTGTCTTTGGCCAATGTCCAATCTTTTTTTTGTGTGGGTGATTTACCTGATGTGATGCCACGAAATACAATACCAATTTTCATAATGTGAAATTATAACAAATTCTTTTTCCATTTTATAGGTACAGAAACTATAGGTAAGTTTGGGTTTCTAAACTCATCAAAGACTTCCCAAAGACATTCCTGAACTGCAAACTTAGTAAGTAGACCAGTTTCACGTCCATGTGCATCAATTTCCCATGGGTGGTTCCAATAGTCCACCTTGTCTGAATTAATTTTCTTACCTCTCCAGACCGATAGGTTGTCATCCGTTTCATTAAAAATGTATTGTTTGACATGAACCATCTCATGTGCAAGTGTTTCTAGGATCTTTCTGGCACCAATTCCAGGATGTATTTCTATTAAAAACTCTCTGGCTTGTTTTCTGGTATTGTAATCTTCAACGGATGCATAACCATATTCTTCCAAATTACCATCAAAACGAATGAGTGTAAAACAATTATTGCGTATTCTGGAGTTTGGTATAAGTTCTTTGGCGTAAAAGAGAGCCGCCTTCTCTACAAAAGGTTTGAAGTGTTTATCTGGACAATTGATTACTTTTAGATCCATTTGACCCTCCTATCCAAACCTATTTAGAGGTCAAATTTTTTCTACTGTAACTCCTGCTTTTTCCAAGAAATGTATGCCAGTCTCGTCACGGTAACTGTTCCGATAATAAACGGTATTGATACCAGACTGATATACCAGTTTTGCACAATCCAAACAAGGGGCATGAGTGACAAAAAGAGTAGCGCCGAGGCCAGATTCAGTAGACTTTGCCAGCTTGGCGATTGCGTTTGTTTCTGCATGAAGCACCTCCGGTTTAGTTTTGAGTTCCAACATCTTCGGAAATATAGTCACTTCATCTTCACAGTTGTTATCCCAACCAGATGGCATTCCATTATATCCGATAGAAATGATGCGATCATCTTTTACGACAATCGCACCAACATGAAGTCTACGAGCCGAGGACAATTCAGCGAATGTCTCGGCCGTTTTCATATACGCATTACGAAATTTTTCTTTCATTAAATTTCTTTATACACTTCTTGTGCATCGGAACCACATTCTGGACAATTAGAATACTTTGGCAAATCTTCCAATTTACCCATAGTTTCTTCATCGTGAATGTGGCCACATACTTCACACATATATTGTTTCATTTTTTTCTCCTTATACTTGGTGCGCCCACTAGGACTTGAACCTAGGACCAACGGATTATGAGTCCGCTGCTCTAACCAACTGAGCTACAGGCGCAAATTACTTAATGTATTCCAAAGAATCTTTGCGTAACCAATACATGACTTGTGTTTTGTCATTTGATGGCACGAATTTATTCACACCAATAAAAGTGGTGCCTTCAATTGTTTTTGAGGGCCAGCTTTTAAAAGTGTAAAATTCTTCTTTGGAAGATATGACACGTACTTTAATTGGTTTTTCTGTTTTCATAATAGCACCATTATATCAAAAAAGAAAGGGCTCTGTCAAGAGCCCCTTGTTCATTTGAATCTTTCTGGATAATTGAGGCGATCCCATTCCTCATCGGAAACGGGCCACCAATTATTCATCTTTAGATACCAAAGGAATTTTTTTGATTTGATCTTGAACTTTGACCATATTTTCCAACCAAATTTTCAACATACCATTAGCTAATTCGGCATCTTTGATTTCAATCTTGTCTGCCAATTTGAATTCACGTGTGAAGTTACGGTTAGCAATACCTTTGAAGATGAAATCTTCTGGTACGTCTTGTTCCTGTGCGTTACCCTTAACAACAAGTTTATTGCCTTCAAGAGTAATTTCAATATCAGTCTTAGCAAAACCAGCAACCGCCAATTCAATGACGAATTTATTGTCTTTTACTTGTTTAATATTGTATGGGGGATATGTTGCGGCTTTTGCAACAGCTTTTGACATGGACTCCAAATCATTGAATATATCATTGAATCCAATTGAAAATGGGTCGAATTTACGGAAACTATTGAATAGTTCGTTCATGGTTTTCTCCTTAGTAAGCGAGTTAATTAAATTTTGCCAACCCAAAAGGCATTGGCACCGCTGGATATTTTACTACCCTTCAGCGGCATGGTAGTTCCCATCCCGATGGGACTGAGACTATTATATCTTATTTATACTGTTTTGTCAACAGGTTTTTTACCGATATTATATTTTGGTGTTAATTGCCACTCTCCATTTTCTTTATGGGAAAGTATTTTAATTTGTGATAGGAAAATAGGTTCTGGTGTGGCAGTCTTGGACTTGTCCACTATCTTAATTAAACCCCAATCTTCCAACAAATTAACTATGGCATTTCGGCGTGCCAAATCATTTTCGGTAATGTCGGTTGGTTTGCCATCTAACGCAAACAGTTCTTTAAAATGTACCACATAATATTGTCCACGCTTGTGGAGAATGTGGCAAGACTGGTATAATGTTTTATCTTTTTTAGAAGCTACACCAATTCTGGTTAATGTTTCTCTAACTTTTAGAAAGTCATCCTGTTCCGTTAATGTAACTTCTACTAAATCCTTAATGTCAATCATTTCACTCCGCCTTTATCTGTATTTCTTCTTATTTCAGCGATTTGTTCATCAGTAAGTATACGAAGTGCCTCAACGGCTTTTTGGTCAGAGTAACCAAAATATAGTTTCACACATTCAATATCCTTGTCTCTTTGGGCTTTTTG